AACAAAAAAGGTGATATATATACCATCGGATACGACACTGATAAGAATATTTATATAGGATATAAGTTCAGATTAATTAATATTAACAAATAAATTATAAAATAATTGGCAAAATATTAGGAATTGTCAATTATTTGTTCTAACTTTGCAATGTTAACATTAAAACATAAACATGAATTTAAAAGAAATAAAGAATTTTTTAAGATTAAGTCCAGGATATCAGAAAGAAGGAGCTTCAAGATTAGCTAACAAATTAAACTCTAAAGTAGATGTTTGTTATCAAGCATTATCGGAAGTAAGGGCTGAGAATAGACAACAACATGAAGAGTCTGTTTATGAATTACCTACTGAAAGAAAACAATCACATACGGATATATTTAGAGACGCATTTCAAAACAAGAAACATCATAAGAACAATTTAACTTGTGAAGTTAAAAAAGAAAAGCACGGTAAGAATGTATTAATTATAGGTGATTTACATTTACCATTTTCTTTAGATGGTTATCTTGAACATTGCAAAGATACTTACAAGAAGTATAATTGTACAGAGGTTGTGTTTATAGGCGATATAATAGATAATCACGCAAGTTCTTACCACGAAACTGACCCTGATGGATATAATGCAGGAGAAGAGCTTAAAATAGCTATACAGCAAGTTAAAGAATGGTATCAAGCTTTTCCTAAAGCTACAGTTATAATAGGAAACCATGATAGGATTATAATGCGTAAAGCTTATTCTAGTGGTCTTTCTAAAATGTGGATAAAAGGATATTCAGAAGTGCTAGGAACTCCAGGTTGGAACTTTACCGAATCAATAGAAATTGACAACGTATTGTATATTCACGGAGAAGGAGGTACTGCTAGATCTAGAGCAAGAAGAGATTTACAATCTATTGTTCAAGGACACTTACATTCTCAAGCTTATGTAGAATGGATAGTTGGAGCTAGATTTAAAATATTTGGAATGCAAGTGGGATGTGGAGTAAATAATAAATCGTATGCTATGGCATATGGAAAAGAAGGTCCTAAACCAGCAATAGCTTGTGGAGTAGTATTACAAGGAGAAACTCCTATAAACATAATGATGAACTTATAAAAAAAATACAAATTTTCGACCTCAATCTCAATTAAGTAGTTTGAGGTCGTTTTTATTTAAAACAATATGAATTTAACTAAAATAATTTTTGATGTCAGAGAGTCATTAAAACTCTATACAGATGATGGTGAAATATCAAATAGATATATAACGTATTTACTCGGTATTAAAAGATCTAAATATCTTAGGCAAGACCTTAACAATGCTCAACATACAACTGATATTTCAGTAACACAAACTTTATGTCTTGGATTAGAAGTTGTTTCTGCAAATCAATGTGGATTAGATATAGAGTGTAAAACAATACTTAGAACTAAAAGAGCCATACCTCAGCCAATAGAACTTCATATAAAAACAGCTATAGCTAGCGTAAGACCTACTAATAGAATTTCAATTCCATTTAATTTTGTTACAAAAGAAAAGGCTATATACAGTAAATATTCTCCATTTAATAATGCTATATTTGCATTTTTAGATAACGATAAACACATATATATACTTAGTGAGTTAGATACTATTGATATGTTAGAATGCATTACCATAACAGGAGTGTTTGAAGACCCATTAGCTTTAATGGCTTATACAAACTGCTGTGAGTGTGTTGACTCTCCAAGTTGTTTTAATGAAGACACTACTGAGTATCCATTACAACCACACTACATAGATATAATAAAGACTGAAATTGTTAATGAATTAGCTGCTAAAATAAACATAAAAGAAGATAGATCAAATGACTCAGACACAAGTGCAAATAATCAAGAACAAGCGAACAGAGGGTAAAATAAAATCTGATTATGGTATGACGGATTATTTTAAATATTTTTCAAAAAATAATGAAGATATTGATATTGATAAATTCAAATATAAAAAAATAATCTCTGAATTTAATAACGGAATAATAAACCTAATAATAGAAGATGGTCTTGAATACACTTTACCATATATAGGCTCTACGGTCTGCATAAGAAAAGACAAAAGAGTACCTAGAATAGTTAATGGTAAGCTATATAATTCAGCACCAGTAGATTGGGTAGCCACTAATAAGTTGTGGTCAGAAGATTCTGAATCTAGAGAAAAGAAACTATTGGTAAGATACTTAAATAATCATACTTCTAAATATGTTTTTAGAATATATTTTAAAAAATATAATTTACACTTCCTAAATAAAAAACTATTTTCTTTTAAAGTTAATAGAAACTTTAGTAGGTTATTAGGAAAAAGAATAAAAGATGAAGATAAAGAAAAATTTGATTCTTATTTACTATATAATAAAATAAAAAAAGACAATGAAAGTAATTAATTACAAATCGCTCGGGTCAGTTTTATGGAGAATATTAAGAAATCCATTAGCGTCTGAACTTTCATACGAAGAAGCGGCTGAGTTTGCATTAGAATTTATAAAACTTCTTGGAGCTCCAGTTGCTTATGTTGATAACATATCTTCTAATATAGAAGTAGTAAATCATAAAGCAGAACTTCCTTGCGATATATTAACAATAAGTGGTGTAAAGTATTTAGATACAGATGAGGATGGAAGATTTAATAATCCAATAGCTATGAGAGAATCTACCGATGTGTATCACTTTGATCCAAATGAATTTGCAAACGAGGGTAATACTGATTTTGATTTAAGAGGAAATCATAGAAGAACTGAATACACTTATTCTATACAAAAAGGAGTTTTATTTACATCTATAAAAGACGGAGTTGTTGTTGTGGCGTATAGAGGTATAGCTACTGATGAAGATGGATACCCTTTAATACCAGATAATGAAAAAGTAATGCTTGGTATGGAATATTATATTTTAAGCCGTTATTTAGAGCCTATGTACTTAATGGGTAAAGTAACAGACAAAGCTTTTGAATATATACAACAAAAAAGATACTTTTATATGCCTAGTGCATATACATCATTACAAATGCCAAGCGTAGATGGAATGGAGTCAGTTATGAATTCAATAAACAGGTTGATACTTTCAAATACAAGTCACGAATCATTCTTCAAAAAATCTGGAGAAAAAGAAAGAATTAGACGTTTTAGATAATATGATAGGTATTTATAAAATAACATCTCCAAACAAAAGAGTGTATATTGGTCAGACAATAAATTACAATAAAAGATTAGTTTCTTATAAAAATATAAATCAAAATAAATCTCAAATAAGATTAAAGCAATCGTTTTTTAAATATGGAATAGATAACCATGTATTTGAATTTATTGAAGAGTGTGAAATAAATAAATTAAACAATAGAGAAAGATATTGGCAAGATTATTATAGTGTATTATCAAAAAATGGATTAAATTGTAAATTAACAGAGACTAGTGATAAGTCAGGTAAACTTTCAGAAGAAACTAAATTAAAAATAGGAATTGGAAATAAAGGAGTAAAAAGAAATTCATTAGAAAGAAGATTAGAAATAAGTTTATTTATGAAAACTAGAGAAATTTCAGATATTACTAAAAAAAGAAATTCAGAATCTCAAAAAGGAAAGATTATATCAGAAAAACATAAAGAAGCATTAAGAATTGCCAGAAGAAAAGAAATTAATTCTAATGTAGGTAAAAAAGGAATTGAACATTTTGCATCAAAAAAAGTAATTTGTACTGAAACTGGAATTGTTTGGGATACTATAACTGATTGTGGTATTAGTATTAATATATCAGTAAAAAATTTATCTAGATATTTAAATGGTACTAGAAAAAACAAAACTACAATAAAATATTTATAATAACTATAAAAAGACATTTTGAAGATGGCAAACAAACAAGTAACACATTCGTATGGCGGGATGTTGCAGGACACTGCAAAGTCAAAATTTCCAAACTCCTTTTATTTTGAAGGAAAAAATATAAGAATCATTGCTACAGATTCTCAAAGCACCGGAGTATTAACAAATGAAAAAGGTAATTCATTAATATTTCAAATACCAATACCTGTAATAAATAGGACTACTAAGATAATATCTTATTTATCAAAAACACTTTCTTACACCACAGCAGAGTTTACTGGCTCTGCTCAAAGTGGTGATCAAATAATAATTGGACATTCTAATAGTAGAAAATACATTCTATTATTTACTACAGATAATAATGGATTCGATTGTATATGGAAAGTTCAATATGATAATTATGATATTACTCTTTTATATATGAGAAATTTATCATTCTCATATAATTATCCAATTCAGGTAATAAATAATTTTGAAAATAAAAACATAGACAAAGTTTATTGGGCAGATGGAAATAATCAATTAAGGTTTTTAAACATAGAACACTCAATAGCTAATCAAGATAATGAAGAATTAATAAATGTTCCTGTAAGCGTTATAGATATGGTTGGGAAGTATAGTCTATCACAACCAATAATAACAAGTGTATCTTCTGGAGGAGTACATACTTCCGGAACAATACAATATGCATACAATCTATACAGGTTAAATTCATCTCAAACAAAAATAAGTCCTTTAAGTGAGATGGTATCGCTAGACAAGCAAAGCTTTGGTGGAGGTAATCTAAATGAAGTTGTTGGAGCTGCTCCAATAGTATATATATCTGGAATAGATTTATCATTTACAAATATAAGAGTGTATGCTATAAAGTACACTTCTTATAACGAATCTCCTTCTATATCAATAATAGATGATAGAAATATACCAAGTAGTGGAAATATACAAGTTTACGATGATGGTAATATAATATCAACACTATCTTTAGAGGAGTTTCTTTTT